TAAACCATCTACTCCATAAATTCTTCACTTGATGTCGTACTCCTGCACAGGGCTATTTATTTTCCAAACTCTTACACCATCTTTTTCCTTTCTGGTCACAGTAGAAAAATTACGTCTATGACTAATGCCCTGTCCTTTCAGTGGATAGGTGCATCTTCTAATTGAAATGGCCAAAGCATTAGCTTCGTTTCTATCTTTACAAAGGTAAGAATCATCTAGATTCATCATCTCTGCTATTTTTCGATATTCACTTCTTGCCGTGCTTACTGGTGCACTTATGTCTGTGTCAATCATAGATCCTCCATTTTATTCAACAGCCTGGTTAGATACCATATAGTTTTTCCAATGTCTTCAACATTAGCGTCTTTGTGATCCTCTCTATAAATATATTTAATTGAGTTACCCTTGCAGTACCCTTTAAACTCTTCCGGAGTTAGCATGGCTTCTATGATGTCTATACACTCAATAGATCCTTTTTTGTAGTGTGGTGGGTGATTTACGTTATCTGTCATCTCTTTTCTCCTGTAGCTCTGCTTTCACACAAAACAATTTATCTTCAGTTTCCTTGGTCATTTTCTTTAACCATGCTAAATGCTCTTCATACCTAGCTATTCTGTTGTTTATATCTTCACTCATTTAATTCCTCTCTATAAAAATTACCAGTGTCTAGATCTACAACGTTTGGTGTGTTGTATATACTCGCTGGTTTACCGTTTAATACTTTATGGTATTCTGTTAAATAATCAGACAGGTAGTTCCACCCTGCTTCCATGTCGGTGTGATTCATCTTAAATACTTTACTTGCATAAGGTTTTTTCTTTTCTTGTGCAACAAAGGCAAAGTCATGAACCTTAAAACCAGCCTTTTCAAAGCCACGTTTGTACCAAGCAGCTTGTAAATCATAAGAGTATCTTCTAACAGAGTTTGTAAAGCCTTTAACCGAACAATCAACAGTAGTTTTATAATCAACTAAGACTATTCCATTACTTGCATGTGGTTTCTCAAAAGGGTTTAAGACTACATCTGCTCTGGTTTTGCAAAGTAAATCTTGCTCATACCAGTATATAGACACCTCGTAGGGTGAATTAAAGACCTGTGGATACTCATTTTCTGGATTTAGATAAGCTTTCGACTCAGTTACTAAGCTGTTTCTCATGCTATATATGGTATCTTTGTCCTTCTCATTAATAACAGTAAGACCTCTATCCATACTTTCCTTCTTTAATAGCTTGTTAGCATTTGTCAAAAGTGATCCAGATAAACATACAACATCACTAAAGAATGCACTTTCTCCTTCAACAACAAGAGAGTGAGCAGCAGATCCAAAGTTCATAGCTGGAGTTGTCTCAATAACTTCCTCAAGAGAATGCAGTTGACTCTGACTAAATCTTCTTATGTTAGAGGAAGACAGGCCAGGGCTCTTATGATAATAAGCATTAGACAGGTTAGGAAAGTAGTAAGCATCGCCAACTACAACATGTTCTATCATTTGCAATTGTTCTGGTAATGCTTTCATGATGTCTCCCTTTTAGTTTTAGTAACTAGCTCTCTAACCCAACCCTTGCCTTCTTTTTCGGTAGGAGCAAAGTCAACTGCTAATTGTGTAAAAATAGTTATCCCTGCATAAACCACATACGGCAGAGGAAGATCCTTATTTGCTTTTTGAAGTGTGTCAAGTAGATCATAATAAAACTGATCGTATGCTTTTTCTTCTTTTGATACTGCTTTTGCTTTCATGATGCCTCCTGGTCTTTTACAGCTAATTCATCTACTGCTGACTGTAGTTCTTTAATAGCAACACCACACTGCCATAAGTGATAATTAATCTTATCTTGTTGTATTTGTTTTTCTAAGTCTTCCTTAGGTGGGTTTGTGTAATTGATTACCTCATCGATAATATCATTTACGGTTATTTCTTTCTTACTCATAATTACTCCTAATGTGTATAAGTTTGTATTCTACTTTAGATTATGTATAATGTCTACAGTTTTAATATAAACAGATTTACATAAAGTAAATTAAAGGAGAGAAGTAATGAGTAGAACAAACGATTTGTATTGCATGATGAGGTTATCTTATGAACAGGCTGTAGACGATTACAACTGTAAGAAGGTTGATTCTGTGCTATCTGCATATAAGAAGTATCATGTTATTAATGTTGGTATGAGCAGTGGAGATCCACAGGGTGATATCTTGAATTTCTATGACGATGACAACAGACAAGAGTCTATGTTGTAGGGTAGGAATGTTTTTTACTATCGTGTTAAGATGCGATATGCCAAAGATTGTAGAAATTAAAGACAAGATGGCCGAGCCCTCACTTCAGGAAGTAATTTCCAGACTAGACTCTATGTTTGAGAACATGGTTTATAGAGGTGAGGACAAGGTAAATATTGTCTTAGCAAGTTTAAGTTTTTGTATCTCTCAGCTTAGTATAGAGTTCAGTGATAAAGAAGTTGCGAAGTTGGTTGATGAGCTTTTAGCACAATATATTGACAAATCTGCTAAGAAATAGATTATTGACAATTATTGACATAACTTCATGACAGCTATAAACATGATAAGAATGCACCTTTCAGGATTATTGTATTTTTTTCATTTTTGTCATTAGAGTGAGAGATAACTTATATAAATAAATGAGATAATACTTGACTAGATATACACTCTTCAAGTATCCTCACAATACACTTTAGGGTAAAGTGGGGGTAGGTATTACTAAAAACTTGCTTCTACTCTAATATGCGAAATATGGGATATAGAAAAAATAATTTGGAATATGAACCTATAATCTCTTCTGAGGAAGAAGCTCCCATTGAGTATTGCAATCTCGATAACTCACTAAACCGAAGACAAAGAAATTTTATTTGGATCTCGGTCAACAATCCCAGACTATCTTTAGTCGAATGCGCACACAAGGCTGGATATACAAGTCCTAGACAAGCCGCACATAAATTAATGAACAAGCCTCTTATTCGTAAAGAATATAACTATCTTATGAACCAGGCTAAGAAAAAATATGAACTGAACTACGACAGAGCCGTTCAGGATCTCTATGATATTCGGGACAAGGCAATGGAAGCTGGGTCTTTTAATGCGGCCATATCAGCCCAGAACGCTTTGTTAAAAGTCGGGGGCTTAATTGTAGATCGCAAAGAAGTTATGTTCGGCAAAGTAGATCAAATGAGTCGGGAAGAAGTAGAAACCAGATTAATTCAGCTCATGGGTAATGTTGTTGATGCTAGTCTGGAAAATAAAAATAAAGATCCAGATCCTGAATTAATTGATCCAGACTTTATTGATGGAATAACAGACAAAGAAGAAGATAAATCTATTACTGATCTTGATAGTGTGGTTGAGGAAAAGCCTAGTAAGAAGAAGTGGGAAAAGAAAGAAGAGGCATAAAATATCTATTGGAGAGTAATAAAAGAGAAGTAATACAAATAAATTAGTCTATGCCTCGAAAAAGATTATATGTTACTTATTTGGATTGTTCAAGAACTTGTCTAAAGCTCTAAATAAAGATTTGTAAGATCGAAACCAAGCTGTATGAATGAGCTTGTTGTCTTGGTAAGTCAAATAACCCACAGTAAAGCTGACATTATCAATATTATGGTATTGCTGTAAGTCATACTTTACGGGGTTGAAAGGTACTATTTTTATATAGTATTTATTCATCAGGAGCTACAGGCTCTGAGATAAAATAAACAATAATCATAATAACAATGGTAATTATAAACGCTGTATCAACTGACATCAGATACCTCCTCTAAATGATTTACCAATCTATCTAATCCACCACATATCCCTTCATACTCAACCATTGAATGGCAATCACCAACCCACTCTGTATCGTTTTTAATATCTTTTACAATATTTTTTATTTGCTCAATCGTTATCATGTTGTTACCTCTTTAAGTAGTTTTCCATTATTGTTATTTTGTCTTGCAATTTATGTAAATCATCTTCTGACACTTCGCTAGGCTCATCAAGGTAACAAGCAATAGTTATACTTGCTTCTTTGATAGCTACTACTAAGTCTGAGTATTCTACTTTTTGCCTTATATTATCCCAATTTCTTATGGTATCTATTGGGACAATAAACACTTTATCGCAAGAGCCACAACTCCAAAACTCTGCTTCTCCACACTTGGTGTCGCAATCATAATCTAAATCTTTTTCCTTACATGATGGGCATTTCTCTATCATTATAAACCTCCTCTAAATAAATATAATAATGCTTGTAGTTTGCACTCTGATAAGTAATTCAAATGTTCTGGTATGTTTGTTCTATCAATCATGGTATTTCTTATTCATATTATTTTCTTCCTGTATTTCTACTTCGTAACATTTCTCGCCTTCGTCTTCATGCCATTTTCTTTCTTTTATGCCCTTAGGTTTATTCTTGTAAACATTTATATCAGCCACAGTTCCATAGAATTCTTCTATCACTACAAATACTTTCATCAGTCTTTCTCCCCTAGTTTGTTTGAATGTTGTTGCCAATAGCTTATAAATCGTTCTAGCCTTTCAATGTGCTTTTCTATGTTCTCACTGTCTTCATAGTGAATATGATGAATCAATTCAAGAGACTCAGCTATTTCTTTTAAATCAGCTTGTAAAAAACCTAATAATCTACTCATTATCTTGTACCCTCCACTTCTGCAAAGCCATCATCAAGCACAAGAGCTTCTACAAAGTTATGTTTATAATCAATACTTATATCTCCCCAATTTTCTTCAACCTGTTTAGTTCCATCCTTATATTTTATCATTAGGTTACCTTTCCATATTGAATAGTCATCAACCTTATCCCAGTCAATACCCAGTTCTTCTAAATCCCAAGTAAGAAATGCATTATATTTGGCTTCTATATACTTTGGCTCACTCATGCTAGTACCTCTTGTCTTAGTAAGACTGACCATAATGGTACAAAGTTCCATGAGTCTGGTTCTGCTACATGCCATTGGTTATTCTTGTATAAATATACATATTCAATACATGCACAGTTATCCACTAAGCCTCTAAGTTTCCTTTGAATATTGAATAGTCATCAACTTTATCCCAGTCAATGCCTAGCTCTTCTAAATCCCATGTTAGGAATGCACTATATTTGGCTTCTATATACTTTGGCTCACTCATGCTAGTACCTCTTGTCTTAGTAAGACTGACCATAATGGTACAAAGTTCCATGAGTCTGCTTCTGCTACATGCCATTGGTTATTCTTGTATAAATATACATATTCAATACATGCACAGTTATCCACTAAGCTATTTGCATAAGTAGATAAAGAAGGAAAGATCAAAGGTGCATCTTTGTGAACCCTATCTTTTAATGAACCATCAAGAGTAGCACGAAGCGAACTTAAATAACCTTGATTGGCTATCTCCTCTGCTTTGTTAGTCTTGTTGTAATGGTGAATTAATGTCTCTCCGACACCTGTTGGGTATCCGTCCCAATGGCAGTAAGTTGCCACTATTTTTCCGTCTAAATCCTCGTAAGCTATATTGCTTCTTGTTCCCATAATGCTCTCCTAAAAGTTAAGGGTTAAAATAAAT